ATGAGGGTGAATAAAAATCCACCAAGTTATTTTTAATAACCATAATTTTCTCCTTATTATTAAGCGAGTTATAAAAAACCTAGATACTTATAAAAGCTATCTAAGCACTATTTATTTAGACTTCTTAAAGAAACCTAAAATCTTGTCAATCCATTCTGGTTTCTGTGTGTAGATTAAAAATCCTACTAAAACCACAACGATTAAAAATCCTATAAAATCCATATTTATCCTATCGTTTTACTAAACTACCTCCAAAATACATACCAACTATAGCACCTACTAAGTTAGTATCTAATGGAGTTATTACTAGACCTTGTAAAGATTTCCATTGCATTACTTCCTTCTCAGGTATAAACATAAAGCCAGGTCTAAACTCTGTGTATCCTACTGTAACAGGAACTTCAGGAAAAAATACTGCTATAACTTTTGGAAACACAACAATAGCAAAGATTGCTGTAAGTGCTATAATCCTTCGTGTCCATTGAAATCCAGCATTATTGTACTCTCTAGCATCTTTAACAGTCTCTGCCTGAAACTTAGCACGTTCCATAAGCATCTTCTGTTGAGCTTGTTTAGCCTTAATAGACTGTGACCAAACACTCATAAGCCCACCTAACATGGTAGAGCCTAACATTGTTATAATTTCAAAAGGTATAGCCATTATTCTTCTTCTTCAGAATATACAATTTCCATAATATCCTCAAACATTAGTCTAAAATCCTCTAATGTCATAAAAGGCATATCCTTTTTTACCTGATGTAATCTATACCTACGATAGCAATCTTCTAGTTGTTTTTCTGTATATAGTACCATTATAGTACCTTATTTTAATTTGTCAATAGCTTCTACGAAATCTCTTACTCTTACTGGAGTTTGCTCCATCCAACGAGACTGACCATTTCTTCCAGACCCTGTTGAGACTTGTCGAATAGCCTCATCATAGTCTCTATTATATAAAGCTCTATAAGCTGAAGGAAATTTATTCATCCAGTTTGTGCCGAGTTGGAAATTAACTGATCCTAGTGCTATAATAAACTCTGGATCACGTATGTTTAATTCTTGCATCTGTTGTGCAGCAGCTTCCCAGGACCTTTGTGCATCTTGATCAAGCCAATTATCTCTAATACGTTGTGATACTCTTTCACCTACATCGTATTGTCTACACTCTTGTTCAGTTAATAAGTGTCCAACTCCACAAGTAGGCTTACCTAATGAGTCAAGGTATACGTGGTCTACGTTACCTTCTCTGTATTCTAAATGATGTAAAAATTCTTTATACATTATTAGGTTTTTTATAAATAGCTGTATACGGCTCACCTGTAAATGGATTAAGAGGTTCTGCACTAGCTTGAACAGCATAGCTTTGAGTACCTATTCTATCTTTTCTTTCCATTGGTATCAGAGGTGCATTAGGTACTGGATGGTCTTCAGATACTTTACCACCTTCAAAAAAACCAGTATAATCTTTTGTTCTTTTTCGTGTTGGTTCATCTTTATATTCTTCATTAATACCTAATAATGCATATATTCTATTTATTATATTTGTTAAATCTTTAGCTAGTGGTAAAGGTTCTATTGCTTTAACAATAGCACCTTCATAATCTTCTGCTTCGAAATTTCTAATTACTTTACTAGGCATTTGTGCTGTTTTATTGATATAAGAAAAAAGTGGAGTAATGTTTTCTATAGAAGTACCACCTGAATTAGTAGCAAAAGACCTAGCTATTTTTTCAACTTGCCAAGGAATTAATCCTTTTAAAGTTGCTGCTTCTTGCCACCACTTAGGACTCCAATTTATAGGAGCATTGTCTTCGTAGTAATCTCTTGCAGGACTTGCTGCTATTTGTAATTCTCTTAGACCACCAAAAACTACAACACCAGCTAACATTTTAATTGCTAGTGCAGCATCACCATTTTCAACTCTATTAATTAAACTATTAAGTTGTGTGGTTTTAAATTGAGCCCAAGATAAAAACATTCCTAATGATCTTATAAATGGGTCTTTATGTTGAGCAAAATGCATCCTATTACCTGACGTAGGAACACCAACATCCCTATCTTTTATTTTATTACCAGATTTAATTAGTATTCTTTGTCCTAATGAATCATCAAAAGCTTCATCAACTGTTTTAAATTTTTTCAAATATGTTAAATGGCTGTCTGTTAGACCATGATTATTTAGTTGTATTCTAATATGCTTTTTAACACGTTGTCCTGCAAATTTATGAGCCATTTTAAAGGCATCTTCAATTCCAGTATTAAAAGCAAAACGTGCCGATATATCTGTTAAAGGTGTCATACCATTCCATTTAAAAAGCCATTGATTTGCAGTACCAAAAGCTTCTTGAGTCTTGGTATCAGGATCAGCACCTGCGTACAAAGCCCTGACATCTTTTTCATAAGTTGATTTATGATGTAGTCCAAATTCTCTAGCATAATTTCTACCTTTTAAAGACATTTTAGTCATTGCTTTAATAGGTGACCAAAACGAATGAGAATTTGAAAGAGGCTGTACTAAATCGCCCAACTGTGCAATAGATGAACGAGTCAGCATAGTTGAGTTTCCTAAGAAAGTCAATACTGCCATAGCATTTTTAGGAATTTGACTATCCCATATTGCACTACCATGTTTATTAAAATAAAGATCAACATTACGTATTATATTGTTTTGTTTTCTCTTAAAATCTTTGTGGCTTATTTTACCAGTAGATAAATCTTGCCTTAATGTTTTCAGAAAATTATTTAGAACATTATAATTTACTATAGGAGTTCCGTCTTTTTTAAAACCTCTTAAAGCCATTCCCATAGCCCTGCCAAATTCAATGCCTTGTACTGAACTAGAAATAAATTTCTTTAAAACTGTATCAATATTAGTTTCTAAAAATCCTGCGTCAGCAATAATTTTAACTGCTTTAGGATCAGTAAATTGTCTTTTTCTATGAAAATGATTTAAAACAGGTGGTCCTTTAAATAACAACTTTCCTTTTTTAGTAACTTCCCATAAACTACCATCATCCATTCTTTCTTTAGCTATTCGTGTACCTATTGTTTTATCTCCCCATTGAGCTTTTGAGGCTTTTTGAAGAGTTGTTTTAAATAATTCAGGATTAGATTTTATTGCTAGTTGATTATAAATTTGAGGTAATCCCCAATCTTCAATAGGCTTATAAGCAATTCCTGCTTCTTTAACATAGGTATCTCCTATAAAATCTGTAGCAGGTTTGGAATTTCCAGAAACTTTTTTAGCTTGTATAACATCTTCTGGAGTTAAAGATAATCTTTTAATGGTTGCTTTTTCAGGTTCTAGATTTCTAGTAAACCACCACGCAGCAGTTAGTTGTTTTTCTGTTGCTCCTTGTGTAACTTTATTATTAATATGTTCGTATAATTTTACTAGTCCTAAATCTGTTGCTTGTTCTGCTGACGTGATAGACCTTGTTCCACCAAACTGATTGTGAAATAATAACTTAGACATTGATTCATTTACACCACCTAAAGCTCTACTAATAGAAGCAGTTGTACCAGCAGTATAAAATTTTAAAGCATTATGTAGTATGATAGCCTGTTGATTTTCAAGAATACCAAAAGCTTTAGCTTTCATACCAGCATCTATATAGGGATTTTTCATAATTCTACTATGCATGCCACCTAAAAACATCCCTGCTCCAGCTAAAGCATAAGTAAAAGCATTATCTTCATCAGTATCATCATCTGTAAACACACCTACTGACCAACCAATACCTCCTCCTACAATAGGTCTAGTAGCTTCGTATAATATTTTAGTTAATAAATTTTCTGTTAATTCTTTAGCTTTAGCTATTTCTGTAATAGCACCATCTACAATTTCTAATTCACCATTTGTAGCTTTATTCAATAATCTAGGATGTGTTTTTGAAGTAAAGTCAATAGCTGCCTTACTTTTCTTTTCTAAAGTTTTATAAGCATAACCATATTCATCTTTTATTTTTTTCTCTGCTCGTTTTGTATTTTTATAATACGGACCTTTATCTCCACGAATCATATCATTATACGCTGTTTTAGCTTTTCTAAAAGTGAGTTCTACTTTTTTATGGTTTTCATACAGCTTATTTATAGCTGGCATGACTTGTAAGTCACCTTTTAAAATTGTATCAAATTGACTAGCTATCTGAGTAACACCGATATCATCTAATACTTCAGCTTCTCTAGCAGTTAAAGTTATTTTTGGTTCGTCTACAGTTTTAGAAATTTTAATAACTTCCTCTCCAGACTCATCTAATACACCAAGATTTATAGTTTTCTCTTTAGGAGCTAACATTCTATCTCCTATCATCTTACCTGCTAAACCAGAAGCACCACCAATAGTTCCAGCAAACAGTAAAGTAGTAGGATTAACTTCTCCATAAGCAGCATACTCATATATTGACATATCAGTAACACCTACTCCAGCACCAAAACCAGTAGCAGCTATTTTACCTAACTTGGCAGCTTTTGCCCAAGGTAATAAAAATGTTATAGGATCAGTAAAGGCAGTTACAATTCTTCCTGCTAGAACTTTAGCATCTCCTTCTCTACCTTCAAAATCCTTGCCATATTTTTCTTTAAGTTCTTCAAAAATAACTTGAGTGCGTTCTTTTTCCTGTGCTTTTAAAGCCTCAGTATATTCTATATCATCAGACATGCTTTTCATACCTGCAGTTATCATTCTACCAATATTTCCTAAAGTATGTCTTTCTATTCTTGCACCAAGCTCAAAAGCTTCTCCTGCAGTTAATTCTTTTCTACCTTTAATTATACCTGCTCTTTTACCAACCTCAGTATGTTTTTTACTTTTCTCTTTTGCAGCAAATTCAGCTTCTTGTTCAGTTTTGAAATATTCTATTTTACTAGGGTCGTTCTTGAGCCAGTAATTATATAATTCTTGTTCTGTATCTGGTGAATTATCATAGACAACTTTACCATCAAGAAGTAAGGATGGAAAGTTAGCAAACTGCCCATCGTCTATTTCATGTCCTCGTGTGTGCACAGAAATGTGCTTGTTTTGATCTGGATCATAATAGAAAGAAACTCCTTCAGCCTCTCCTTTATATTCCAGTTGTTTACCTTTTAGGTGGGATGTATCTGAATCTTGAAAATAAGAAGACTTATAAACATTAGGAAGTTCTATGTCTTCTTCCTCATCTTCTTCTACTGGAGCAGTACTTACTTCAGCAAAAGCTATCTCTTCTTCAGAAATTTTTTCTTCTTCCTCTTCTGACGGAAGTTCTTCGTCTTCTGTTAAACCAAGTTCTTCAAGTTGTAGTCTTAGTTTTTCTTCTTCGGTAAGTTCTTCTTCCTCCTCATCTTGTTGTGTAAAATAAGGACTATCATAAACACTTAAATTATCAGACATTCTTGTATCTCTATGATGGGTTTCTATTTAATAATGAAGTTGTCGCTGTAACTCTTTTTAGATACTTATCAACAGTTCCTGCTCCTGCTGAAGTGTTATAATATTTTTTCCAATAAGCTGCTCTAGCTTTTAAAGTAGTTGGAATACTTTCAGGAACTGAGAGTAGATAAGCTCTTGCAAAAGCTGCTCCATATAAAGGAGTATTTAGATCAGAAAATGATGCTGTTGTTAAATCAATACCAAGCTCTTCTTTTAATTTTTCATTATAATTTCTTATATTTTCACCTACATCAGCATCTGGTTGTAGCCTACGTTGTACTTCATCAAAAGCTATTCTATCAATTTGAAAAATTCCAGAAGAATCTTGCTTTTTAAAAGTCTTTCTATGTGTACCATACTTTGATTCTACTTCAGCTATTTCTGTTAAGAATTGTTTAGCATTTTCAGAATCAGGTAATACATCTGCAACTGTTTGAATAGCTAATTCTGTAATATTTTTACCAGTAATTTCAGAAGTTGTTAATAACATATCTGCCACTACTTCAGGAGAAGCATCAGCAGGTAAATCATATTTTTCTAAGGTTGGTTTTAAATGCATTGAAATTTTACCTGTCTCTGCATATCTTTGTAATCTTGTTTTATCTTGGCTTATTATAGATTTACTTCCTGCCCAAACTATACCTTTACCTAAGTATTCTGCTCCAGTAGGTCTCGAACCTCTACCAATAGCTGTTAATTCTTCAACTGTAGTTGGTTTCTTATCTATAGTAGTAGGAGAAGGTGGTGGTACAGCCCTTTGTTTAGAATCTTGATAATTACTATATATTTCCATTAATTCATCTGTATTATCTGGATAGTCTTTTATAAGTTCAGGAAAAAGTTCTTTAATATAAGCATCGTCTTTCTTATTTATAGCAGCTTGAAATGCTGTTCTGGCTCGATCAAAAGTAGGTAGTTTAAAAGTACCTGTAGTAGTACCTCTAGTACCTGTAGTAGTACCTCTAGTAGTACCTCTAGTACCTGTAGTAGTACCTGTAGTAGTACCTTTAGGTTCTTCTATTCTTTCTTTTATAACTCTATATTCATCTACTGGTATAACTATTAAATCTGCTCGTGTATCTCCAAACCCAAAGAAACGACCAGAATCTTTAAAAACAATCTCTTGTCCGTCTTCATCTTTTGCAAAAGTAATTCTACCTATAGCTCTTTTAGTAGCCTCTCGTACCATGTCTTCATCAACTTGAACTCTGGCTGGAGAAGGATCAAGAGGATCAATAGTAGCTTCTCTTCTTATAATATCATCTTTTAATTCTTCTTTTATAGCATCATAAAACATAGTTTGTTCGGCTTTTGTAAAGTAATCTTCAAATACGTCTTCTAAATTTTCAGACTTTACATTACCTTCTGCGTCAGGTCTAGTAATAGGAACTGTAAGTTTTAGACTTGTTAAATAATCAACGAACTCCTCTTTAGAATCTTCTAAATTATCTTTCTCATCCTGTACAGTTTTTGCTCCAAAGATTACTGTATCAGTACGATCATCATGTTGTGGAAATAATTCGGCTAATGTTTGATTTTCAAAAGGCGTAGGTGGAGTCTCTCTTATTTCCTTTAATATTTCCTTTCTAGATTTACCTGTGTTATTTATCATTACAGTTACTTCTTCTTGTAATTTGACAGCTTCAGAAGTTTTACGACCAAAATCTGAAGTATATTGTTTAATAGTATTCTCATCTAATTTTATAGTTCTACCAGTACCTAATTTAACATCTCTTAAATCAGCATTAAGGTCTTTAGTAAGTCCAACTTTACCTAAAAGTTTACGAAGAGTACTCGTATTCTGTGGATTCATTATTTGCTTAGTAGCATTTTTAATTAATGATTTATATTGTTCTTCTACACCCTTTGTAGTTTGACCTAAATATCCTTTATGTTTATTATATGTCCTTCGTAAAGTTTCTAAAGTTCCATCAGCTATAACAGCCTCACGCATCTGTTCTTCAAAACTCTCAGGGTCTAATTTGTCTAGTCCTTTCTGAGTTCCTGTACCTCGCCCTGTTCTAAACTTTGCTGCGTGTTGTTCTGCTACTGCCCTATGAATTGCACCACCTTTTTTCCAACTCTCAGGATCATCCCAATCAACTACTCCAGTATATTTATTTAATACATTGTCACGAAACTTAGTAGCTTGGTTTATACGATTTAAAGCATTAGCCTTATCTACAGTAAATTGATTTGTCATATCTTCTACTCTATTCTGTGCTCTCTTATGTAAGAACATATCACCAATCTGAAAGGCTGCTAAAACCTGATTAACTCTTTTTATCTGTCTGCTTCTTTTACTTGCTTTCTTACGAGATTTTTCTCTACTAGCTAGTAAAGACTCTCCGTATTCTACTGCTGTTTGATTTGGGTCAAATTGTGCCATTTCTTTATCCTCTTGCTAATAAACTATTAGTTTCTTCTATAGTCTCTTCTGTTTCTGGTTTTGCTAATAAACTTTCAGGCACTTGTATATTTCTAATTTTTTCTGAAATATCTTTAGGTAAGGCTTCTTCTTTAACAGTCTTATCGTTTAAATTACCTTCAGCAACTTTTGCTAAATCATTAAATACATCTGAAACTTGTTCATCATCTATTTTCTCTTCATCTGGATCATCTTCTTCATCTATTCTATACTTAACACCTGCCTTCTCAGCCATAGACATAATCATAAACATAGTAGGTTCTAATAACTGTAACATTAAATCAGGATTCCAAGCTCCTTTTTGAAAGCCATCTTCCAATATCATCTGTGTCATATTAGTAACAGGCATACCCTCTCCTAAAGCAGTTACAATATTAATATAAGTTTCTTCTTCAGTCATCATATCAAATAAAGAATGCAAAGCTGAATTTAATGTAGTATGTGTTGGAGGTTTTTCCCAAGGTGAAGGTTCATTAGGATTACTCGTCAAAGATTGACCTGGAACTGGTCCTTCCATTTGACCAAGATAGTCTAATGCTTCTTGATTCTTTATATCTATTGCTTCTTCTGCCATAATATTTTACCTTATGCTGTTAGTCTTGTTAAATATTGATAGTAAGGATCAGTATTACTATAATCAACTAGTGATTGAAAATAATTAGTATTACCAATACCATATAAAGGTTGTCCTGCATATCCTTGATTGACCCAATCTACATTTGCTGATTCATAAGGAATTAAAGCTGCCTCGGCAGGTCCTAATCCACCACCACTAATAGAATCATCTCCGTAACCTGCTGCTGTTTGAAGTAAACTTACAGCTCCTCCTGCTGTTGAAACCCCTAAACCCCATTTTTCTAATTTAGATAATTCACTTTTTGTTGCTGCAACACCTGCACCCTCAGATACTTTAGGTACAGTAGCCTTTCTGCCAACCTGTCCAGACCACCTTTTACTTCTGTAATCTTTCGGTACTTCTCCAAATTTTGGTGGTTCAATCCATCCTTCTTGTCCACGAAGTTTCCACGTATTAGGTGTACCTGTCTGTGATAAATCGAATCCTTGACCAACTTGACCAATAGCTCTAAATGGTTTTGAACCAGATTGTATTTCACCAAGAGTTGAAGCATTTAGATCATCAAAACTATATACATAACCTTCTGCGTCTTTAATATATCCAAACTCATTTCCTAATTGGGTTGCTAAATCAGGATTACCTACAATATCATCATAAGTTAATCCTCGACTATGTAAAGTTTTACCAAGCTCTTGACCAGTTGGAGCATTTATAAATTTATCATATTCTACTTGATCAAAATTAGCATGTGTTGGGTCTAGCTTTTCAAGGTTTTGCGTAAATGCTCTATTCTGTTGTGTTTCTAAACCTAAGAACTCTCTCCCTTTATCAAGCTGACCACTCATCCAATTTGCAAACTTATCTGATAAACCTGCTTGATACTCTGCAGTACCAGCAGCAGCCCAAGAACCTCCTGTTACTACATTTAAAACTCTTTTAATGCCTCCTGTTATAGTAGAATAGGCTTGACCAACTTTTGCTCCAGCCCAATGTAGACCTCTCATAACTGTACCAAAACCTTTTCCTAATGTACCAGCCCATTGACCAAATTGACCCCACCAAGCTCCTAACTGTGGCATCATAATCATCATAGCTAACATTCCGATTGGACCAAGCTTACCAAAGAATTTACCTACACCTTTAAAAACTTTCTTAAAAGCTTTACCAACACTTTTTAAACCTGTTTTAATTCCTTTTCCAATTTTTTTTAATAGTTTTTTTATCATTTTTTCTCCTTTTAATCTTTAGGAATCTGTAGATACAGTAGTTGCTCCGTATGATGCAGAAAGAACACTATTAATTAAAGTACCAACAGTACCACTCCAATTCTCTGCAGCACCAGCCCCATCATTACCAAGAGCAGTTGCTAATAATTGTGTCTTTCTAGTAGCTTCATTCTCAGCAGCTTTAAATTCATAATCAGCTTTATCTCTTAATTCTTGCCACATCATTGCCATACTTGTTTTTTCTAAATCAAAAGCATTCATGGCATTTTGCATATTTACCTGATTTTGTGCTGCTGTATCGGCAAGATTTAATTTTCTTCGCCAATCTACATTAGACATTTCTATAGCTTGTGCATTTGCCGTATTCCATTTAACCCTTTCAAAATCTCTTTGTGAATTATATTTAGCAATATCATTAATCATTGCTGCATTGGCTTTTGATATATCGGCTTCTATACCAACTCGTCTAGCTTCAGCAGCATTCTTAGAATTAGCATTAAATTGTGCCATAGCATCTTTTCTTGAAGCATTTTGTAAATCTATTTGTGCTCCTAAGTTTGCCATAAAGGTATCAACTTGTTGTTGAGATTGTGCATTAAATTGTAAAGAAGCATTTTGAGCAGCTTGATTACTTAACATTCTTTGTTGGTCCATTTGACCATTAACAATTCTGGATTGTTGAACATTTGATAAATTTGCTAAGTCCATATTTAAGAAACTTTTAGCATTATTAACTGCTACTCTTTCTCTTGTACCTAAATTTGCTACATCTAATTGTGCCCATGAAGCTGCTGTTTGCATGGCTGCTTGTTGTAAATTACTAGCATTAGTAAATGTTACAGTTTGTAAAAATTTACTATTACTTAAAGCAGTTTGTTGATCAGCAGTAAACTGAGCCATGTTTAAATTAAAAGTTTTATCAGCATTACTCAAGGCAGTTTGTTGTGCCATTTGAGCATCTATTTGACTAGCTTGTGCTTCTATGCTTCGTTGTTGTAAAACACTTTCTTTAATAGTTTGAGCATTAGATTGTGCTAAAGGTGTTGCTGCTGATATAATAGCATTAAACAAAGCATCTCTACCAACTGTTGAAGCATCTAATCCTCTTTGAGCTAATAGTTGATTTACTGCTGCAACTGCAGGTTTTGCAAAATTAGGTATTTCACCTGATTCCATACCACTTAATAAAGATTCTAATTGTACATTTACTAAAGCTTCATTAGGTAATCCTTCTATTATACCTCTTTCAACTTCGGTATACTCCATTAACTTCTCTTCTAATAAGTCAGGATCATTAGCAAAGTCATTAATATCTTCTTCTGATAGTCCTGCTTTTCTAAGTTGTTTCTTAGCTCTTAATACTCTTGGTAAAGTAGTTCCTGCTATTTTAGCAGCAGTAGCTTTTGCTTCAGGGTCTAAAGTTCCAATAACTCTATCAGTTAATCTTGATGCTGCTTCTTCCTCAGATATAGTAACTCCTTCTGCAGCCATTGTTAAAGACTGTGCTTCTACATTAGCTTTTGACTCTGGACTTAATTCACCAGTAGCAGGATCAATTATAGGTGCAGCAGCAATTTGTTCTGCTGTATATTTCCCTGCTGTTATATCGTCAGGGGCTATGACATCAGTAGTAGCAGTTGCTGTAGTAACTCCTTCTGGTTCTATAACAGGAATAGGTTGTCCTGCTTTAGCATGTCCTGCAGGATATCTTTCGTAATCATCCCCTGCAACATTCATTCTAAAACCACCTGCTGTTGTAGCATCTAGTTCATCTGCTAGAGCATCTGTTGTTAGTTCTTTTGCTGTTATATCTTTTACAGCAGGTATAAGTTCTCCTGCTTTTTCATGTCCTTCAGGATACCTTACATAATCTGTGCCGTCTGGTGTTAAAACATAACCAGCTTTCATAGGAGCTTTTATAACTGCTTTCTCTTTTGCCCCTTCTCCTGCAGCACCTGATATAACATCTTGTGCTGCTGCCTCCCATCTTCTAGGGTCTTGCGTATATTCTCTAGGTGGTTCAATCCATTGTCCATCAGTCCAATTCCAATCATCTCCAACACCTTCAGGTCTAACCCATGTATTGTCTTCTGTTAATATAAGACCTGTATCAGGATGTTGATCTCCTATATTATAAGTTATACCATCATCATCAGGAGGAGGAGGTGGTGGTGGAGGAGGAGGTGGCACATCAGAACCTTTAAGTATCCATACTCCATTTTCCTGATCATATTCAAACTTTCCAGAACGTAGAGCTTCTCCCATAGTAGCATAACCATAAGCCGTCCACCAACCAACTTCTCTTTCTCTTCCTCTTGTAATAGACGGAGGAGGAGGTAAATCAGACGGAGGAGGAGGTACATCAGACGGAGGAGAAGGAGGTACATCTGGTGGATTTGCTAAAGAACCTGCTAGTCCTGTCATGCCTAACCTATTACGATAATCTGCTTCGGTTTCACCAGGTTCTTTTTTAAATTGATCTAAATTTTTAAGATTAATACCACCAACTTGTTTAGAAACACGACCACCTTTACGCATATCTAAACGTGCTGGTCCACCTTTACGATAGCGTAGTTTTTTATTCTTTCTAGCTATTTTTTTATTTTTACTATTTCTTGCCATATTACTTCACCTCAAAAAGCTTATCAAGCTTCTCTTCAATCTTATCTAAAGTGTCAAAAACTCTATCCATACCATCTGATAATTCTTTTTTAGTTACATAGTCTTTTGCCATTTCTTCTCTCGTTTTATTTAATAGTATATCAAGTCTTTTAGATTCTGATGTATTACTTCTTATTGTATAAAGTAGTGGAGCTACCACCAGTGTTAATAAAATATTCCACATTATATATGGTGATAATTCCATTTAGTTCTCCTTAAATATTATATTAAGAAGGGATTGTATAGCTTTGATCAGGTACAGGGTTTACTACAGGATTTGTAATAACCGAATCAACCTGACTAGCAAATATATCATCCCAATGTGAAGTTGGGCATAAAGCTTCAATTTGTGATTTAGTCCAATCACCTTTAGCTTTTGCTGTGAAATTAACTGTACCATCAGATTCAGTAGCGACTACATACTCACTAAAAGTACTTGTATAGTACGTAGCATCGCCTTCTGAATCGTTTTCATAGGTCATTTCTAAAGCCCACTCTTCAACCTTACTGTTCTTTTCAGCAGGAATAGCTTTGGTTAGTGTTTTAGTTACTGCCATTTTTATTCTCCTTATTATTAATTATTTTCTAATGCTTCGACTTTTGCCGAGAGTTCCTTTTTCTTTTAATTGAAATTTTTTCCAATCGTCAGAACGTCTTCCGTTTTCAATAAGAGTTCCTTTTTCGTTTAATTGTCCATTTTCATAAAAATGTTCACTTAGTCCATTTGGAATACCATCTTTATACATAGTTTTTTCTTTTACGTTTCCATTTTTCCAATACCAAGTTGCTAATCCATTTCTATATCCAACTACATTATTTGGTTGATTACCCATTACAATTTTATCAGAAGGTCTATTTTTTGGATGACCAGTTTCATACTCTTCTAAAAAAATTTCAGTTCCAATTGGTTTATTAATAAGTTCTTTTGGCATCTCTACATAGTAACCAGTAAATTTTAATGTTTTATTATCTGACCTAAATCTTTCAATAAATATTATTTCCTCTGATATTTTTGTTAGTTTGATTCTAATTCTTCAATCCTTTTCGCTTGTTCACTCACTTGTGTCGAGAGTTCTTGTATTGCTTTGGTAAGTATAGGTATTAATGCACTATATTTTAGTGTAAGAGAATGTTCATTATTTGTATCAACAATATGATCATCTTCCCAACCTATAGATTTTTCAATTTCTTTAACTTCCTGTGCTATAAAACCTGTATGTTTTCGTATTTCTTTTTTAGAATGATCTCTTTCCCCATATTTAAGATCTTCAAAATCATAATAATTAGTTCTATTATCCCAAACATAAGTTACAGGTCGCATTTGATTGACAAAGTTTAATCCAGCATTATCAGGAAGTGTCTCAATATCTGTTTTATCTCTTACATCTGAACCTGTTGACCAACCTACTTTAACAAAAGCATTGGCAATATTATTGTTACCAATTACAACCTGATTATCTGCTGTAGTAATGTTTCCACCGGGAGCAGATGCGTTTCTTCCAGTTTCTTTACCAAGAGCTATATTATTAGTGCCAGTTGTTACATTTTCCAGAGCTTTATGTCCTACTGCTACATTACTGCCTCCACTGGCAGCACCTAAAGCAGCATAACCTATAGCAACAGCTTCAGAACCTGTCGTAATGGCATCCATAGCAGTAACACCTATAGCAACATTATAACTTCCTGTTGTATTTGCTATTAAAGCATCAGCACCCACAGCAGTATTATTTGCTCCTGTAGTATTAGCAGTTAAAGCCTTTCTACCTAGACCTGTATTTCCGTTTGCCGTGGTATTAGCTTTTAAAGCTTCAAAACCAACTGCCACATTTATAGTACCTGTGCTATTCGTATATAAAGCATTTCTGCCTACCGCTGTATTATCAGCAGCAGCATTAGTCGCTAAAGCTGCATAACCAACGGCAACATTACTATCAACTGTAGTTGCAGTTTCTAGAGCATTCTGACCAATCGCTACATTGTAATCACCTGTGGTAATTGCAGTAGCAGCAGATTTACCAATAGCTGTATTTGATGAACCTGTTGTATTAGCATCTAGTGCTTGATAACCCACGGCAGTATTATTATCACCAGTAGTTAAAGCTGCAAATACATCAATACCTAAACCAGTATTATAATTTGCTCCACTAATAGTTCCTGTTGTAGCATCTCCCAACATAATTGAACCAGTACCAAAAGTCTTAGCATCTGATAAATCATTTATAGCAGAAGCACCACCACTTGCAGCATCTTCCCAAGCTACACCACTTCCTGTAGAAGTTAGAACTTGTCCATCACTACCCTGTGCTCCACCGACTGTTAAGTTATCTGTTTCTAAAGTTCCGTCAATATCGGCATCACCTGAAATATCTAAACTAGCAGCATCCACTTCACCTGTTACTGTTATGGAATCTACGAAAGCATCTTTCCAACGTACTCCAGTAGCCCCTAAGTCAACATCACTATCTGTTTGTGGACCAAAGATATTATCGCCTAAATATACTTGTTCTACATTTGCTGCATAGAAATGAATTTCATCTGCTGTTTCAAAGTCTATCTTAGTTTGATCATCTTCACCAATTTTAATATCTGTTGCTAATAAAGATGTAATTCCTGTTTGTGCAGCATCTACTGTAAAGGTTAAATCAAATGGATCACCATCTGAACCAGTAGAAGTATCTGTCCAGTTTGTAGTTAGACCTGAACCAATAAATTTAATTTCTTCAGCATTTGAAATAGAAACTTCTGTACCATCATCATCTTCCATAATAAAAGCTGACATACCACCAGCTTGAGAATCTACATAAGCTTTAACTGATTGTTGTGAAGGAATACCTGTTGCACTATCAGAAGACATATCATCTTCATCAAGGAATGCTTTACCATCTAATATATTAAGTTCGGCTGCTGTAGAACTAACTGCTGTACTTCCAAGTACGAGTTGTCCATCAGGAACTACTACTCTTGCTGCACCTGCTAAAATTAAATCATCTACTGATTCATCCCAAAGCATGTATGCACTAGCAGTTGCTCCGAAAAACTTAACATCGTATCCAGTATCATCAACACCAACAGTAACTGTATTATCTATCTGTACTGCTCCGTCAATATCAACAGCATCTAAGTTTGTTGTTCCATCAATATCTGCATTTCCAGATATATCTAAAGACCCTGCATCTAATTCACCTGCAATAGTTAATAATCCACTTGAAGGATTATAGGTAAAGCCAGTATCTGTTTCAGCACCTTGAGAACCTGTTGCACCATCTACGAATATAGGATATACAGTTTCATCAGTACTATTATTAGCAGAAGCTGTAAAAGTTGCAGCGTTTCCTGTAGTATCTTGGTTAAGTGTACCAATTACAAAGTCTAATGTATTATCACCATCTTCATAAGTTACAGTAATACCTGTCTCAGTATTAGAGCCAACCATAGCTCCTACAGTATCTGCAATAGTTTCGGCTAGAGTAACTCCACCAATAGTTATTGCATCGGCTTCTAATGTACCATCTATATCAGCATCACCTGAAACATCTAGCGTAGTTAAATCTAACTCTCCTGCTATGGTAACATTACCATCTGCTAAAGTTATTAAATCTGTATCAGAAGTATGCCCAATAGTTGTTCCATTAATTATAACGTTATCAACTGTTAAAGTTGTTAGTGTGCCTAATGAAGTTATATTAGATTGAGCAGCCCCTGTTACTGTAGCTGCTGTACCACTTGTATTTCCTGTAACATTACCAGTAATATTACCAGTAAATGTAGCAGTAACACCTGTAGTAGTCAACATTCCTGTACTAGGATTGTATGTTAAACCTGTATCACTCTCAGCACCTTGCGATCCTGTAGCTCCGTCAACAAAGATTGGGTATACTGTTTCATCAGTACTATTGTTTGCAGAAATTGTAATATTGTCTGCTGTTCCTGTTGTGTCTTGATTTAATGTTCCAATAACAAAGTCTAAAGTATTATCTCCATCTTCGTAAGTAACTGTTATATTAGTTTCAGTATTTGAACTGACCATAGCACCGACTGTATCGGCTATGTATTCATTTAAAGCAGTTCCATCAACTGTATATGCGTCTGCTTCAAGTGTACCATCTATATCGGCATTACCTGAAATATCTAAACTTGTAGCATCAACTTCACCAGCAACTGTAACTACACCACTTGATAGTGTTATTAAGTCTGTATCGCTTGTGTGTCCAATTACTGCACCATCAATTGCAACATTATCTACAGTAAGTGCTGTTAATGTTCCAAGACTTGTTACATTTCCTTGAGCTGCTGTATTTAGTGTACCTGCTAAAAGTGTAGTAGTTAAAAGACCACTCGAAGGATTATATGTTAATCCTGTGTCGCTTTCTGCTCCTTGACTTCCAGTAGCACCATCTACAAAGATTGGATAAACTGTTTCGTCTGTGGAGTTATTAGCTGAAATTGTAATGTTATCAGCAGTACCTGTTGTATCTTGATTAAGAGTTCCAACTGTGAAATCTAAAGTATTGTCTCCGTCTTCATAGGCTACTGTTATTCCTGATTCAGTATTAGAACCTACCATTGCTCCAACTGTGTCAGCTATATATTCGTTAAGAGCTGTTCCGTCTACAGTTATAGCATCAGCTTCGAGAGTTCCATCTATGTCTGCGTTACCACTAATATCTAAAGTAGTTGCGTCTACTTCTCCTGCTACTGTTAAGACACCACTTGTAAGTGTCATTAAATCAGTATCGCTTGTGTGCCCTATAGTAGTTCCGTTAATTATAACATTGTCAACTGTAAGAGTTGTAAGAGTTCCTAAACTTGTAATGTTAGACTGTGCAGCAGTTGTTACTGTAGCTGCTGTACCTGATACATTACCTGTAACATCTCCTGTTAATGGACCTGCAAAAGCATCCGAAGTTACTGTACCATCAAAATATGCATCTTTAAATTCTAATGAGCTTGTACCTAAATCTATATCGTTATCTGTTACTGGTACTATTGCTCCGTCTTGTATTCTAATCTGCTCTACTGCTGCAGAAGATACCTCTACAAATACTCCCCACCTATTATTTGTACTATCTGCAACTATCTTATTTAAAAAGTCTAAATCACCTATAGTGTGGATATTACCACCATGTCCTGCTGTACCATCGTGTCTGTGTCCTGTTGAACCTGCAGAACTAGATGAGTATGCAAATGCATTGACTAGTTGATTGTACTCATTATTAAATAAAGCTGCTGTGATAGTATCACCATCACTCATTGAACTTTGTCGTGTATAACTGTATGCCATAATTATTGTCTCCCTGAAGGTACGTAATCTATATATAAACCATTAACTGTATATGGGTCTTTAGTATCATCACTAAAAACTCTAAAATAATTGCTGTGTCCACTTCCCTCTACTACTTGTCTTGTTATCGGATCAGAAGCTGCACCAAAAACATAGCTTCCTGTGGTAAATGTTGCATTACCAAATAATGAAGGCTTATCTACTGATATAGAATAATCTGAGGGTTGTGGACTATCTGGATCATCAAAATTATATCTTATTCTTAAACTAGATGAAATTTCTCCTTCTGGTGTTGCTGATATTTTAACGTATTTTAAAGTCTTTAATGTGCCTAAATCTCCGTAATCTAAATCTGGTGTTTGATATTCTGCTTTAATATTTGTTTCTACTTCAGCAGGATTAAAACTATTACCTGTATCGTGATTATATACATAGCCATTATAATCTCCATGATAATGCTTTTCAACTCCACTTGAATTAAATCCTGAAGCTGCTGCCGTACTCGCATCTATACCAAATGTTTCTGCCCATTGGAATTGGGTAAATCCTTGCTCATTTGTTTTAAGTGTACCTATTATTCCTTCTGATGCTGTACCAGTAGAGCTTGTACCATAGTATAAGCGATATTGAGATTTATCTCTAATAACAATACTGCTTATATTATAAGTTCCTATGTTGTCTGCAATGTCTTTTATTATTGGCTGTATAGCTCTACTAACTGTTCCTAACTCAACGTCACCAATTCTTACTGTACCAGCTAGTGTTCTTATTCCATCTGGTGCTAAGAATACTAAATCACCACCAATCTCTTGAATACTCTTTCCATCTAAACAACCTATATTCTTTGTAATTGGTTCTACTGCTATGGTAGAGGAATTATTTATATTGCTTAATTTCCAAATACTATTTCGACAGAATATTATTAAGTCTTCCCTAAAGCTTCTTAATCCTACTACTTGATCATCTAATATAATTGTACCAGAACCACTAGAACTAAAATCATCTATATCACTTGTACCACTATAATGAATACCATTAGGTTCTGTACTTGAACCACCTACGACTAAATGCTTATCGTGTATTGTACAAAACTTTGGATAAACTGAGCCGTCAACTGTAATCTCTTTAGCAAAATAAGTTCTATCACTTAATGCTCCAGTTCCTGTCATTTTGAAGTAAAAAGGTTTTACACCTGATCCTTCATCGGTAATAATAACTTCTCCGTAAGCTGTATCACCTTCATAAGTTGCGAAGTGTGCTTTACCTTGTGATGTTCTTGCTAATGCACTACGACCTGTAAAGGTACTGTAGTTATCTCCACCACCTGCTACACTATCTCTATTAATCTGTAACCAACTTGTTCCATCTAAACTAAAATAAATATTAGTTCCTGAACAAGCGATTACACCATCTCCGTATACATGTAAGCCTAATACTTGATTAGAACTATTTGGTCTAGCAGCACTATCTCCACCAAATACTGAAAATCCATTAACTCTACGATAACCACCAGCTACATCAACTTCAAAGTTTCTTAATCTTGTTGCTGATCCGGGTCTACGTAAAAGTTCAAAAGAACTAGAAGATTTATCAAGTCCTCCTTCACATGCTAGTGCGTATGGTTGTGATGGCATTAGATATGATCCGTTGACATGTCTTTAGGTGTAGGATTCATTAAAGCTGATCGCATTTGTTTTAATCCTTTTTTATAATCTTCTAAAGCAAAGGCTGCTTGTTGTGGAGCATCTTTAAATTGATGGAAATGATACCTAGCTCGTGCCATTAATACTGGATTATATACATCTGGGAAAACTGTTGCATCTCCATGAGCATCTAATGCTGTTGGTAAATCCCAAGCAAAGAACCAAACTCGATAAACTTTATCAGGTATTGGACTTACTCCAAATTTTCTAGCATCAGGACTTCGGATAATAAATTTAGGTTCTCCATAAGTTTGAGAATCTGCATCGTCTATATTCTCAGATTCTCTTAGATGGTCTTTCCATTCTTCAGTTGTAATAAACTTTAAATTTTGACTAGTATAAGGAGTACTTGCTCCACTTACACCAATCGTAGTTAGATAAAAGTTATCCCAATCTACTGAACCATAATCTGCTGTAATACTGGAACTGGAAGCTTTTAATTCATACCACCTAGTTCCTGCGACAGTCTCTACATAAACATTACCATAGAACGGATCAGTTGCTCCACTTTCGCCTGTGGCTAAGAAAGCCCATTGAGGCTCTGCCATTACTATATCACTATATGCTCTGTTGATACAGTCTTTAGCATGTCCTTGTATACCTATGGCACTACTAAAGTTTGCTGAAGTTAAAACAACTTCATTTAATTCTCTTAATAATTCGTTAGTTAAGTTTAGATATGTTGCCATTCTTATTTACCCTTATTGTAGCTTTTTATGGATTAAACGCTGCTTTAGTAGTTGTATAAGCTTCGTTTTCTGGTGTTGAAGGATCATCTTTTTTATAAGTTCCTTTCTTAGTTCTTGCACGAACTCTTTTACCAAAGTAAAACTCCATTTTTTTATTAAAATTATTTAACCAACTCTTTTGGTATTTATTAAATTCTGTTTGATCCCAACTCATGTTGTAATCCTTAATTAGCTTTTGCTACTGGTCCACCACTTGAAAGTTTAGCTCTTATTGAGCCACCTTTTGAAACCCACTGTCTTACAGGTTTTGGTGGAGGTGGTTCTTTAGGTTCTTCTATCCTTCCTTTTTTTAAAAGTCTTTGTAAAGTTCTTACCTTTAATCCTTTCCCACTTCTTGCTTGTCTCTTAAGTCTTCGTACAAGTGCTTTTTTCCCCATTTTATTTTCCTTGTTGTTTATTTATCCTTAAAAATGTATGGGAGATAATTGAATAAGAACCATTTGGTAATAGTCATCCTTATCTCCCCATACGATTGTTTTTCTTATATTATAAGAATTAATCAGGTAATACACCTAAATGTAAAAACTCGATTAAATAAGTCACAGTTGTAGCTGCAGTTGCCAAGTCATTTGCTAAAGGTTTTAACCTTGCATAAAGTGTACGGGCTGATGCACTGTACAAAGTAGCTGCAATAACGATTGCTTCTGAAGTAGCTGGACCACCATAAACACCTGCAGTTACTCCAGTACCTACAAAGGCATTGGCTGCGTGTCCATGTGAATTTTGAATGATATATAAAGGTACATTGGCTGTCCATGTTACTGCTGATCCACCATCATCTAAGATAGCTTTTTCATCAATAAGTTGACCACCACCTGCAGCAGTTCCTAAATCGAAATCAACATCATCGCCTGAAGCTCCTGCTGTAACAATGTTACCTGCTGGAATTGCGATAAGATTACGAATAATAGTATCTGCTGGTTGTGTGAATGAAACATCATAAGTTGCGTCAGCAGTTACTGCAATAGTTCCTGTAGTAGCTGAAGTCCATGAAGTAACTGAATTATCAGCAAGTGCACGAACATCGCTTACCTTTGATGAGTTTCGCCCTGTATCTCTTATATCTATAACTGGATTTGCCATTTTTTTTATTTCTCCTCTATTTAATTAAAAATAGTTATGTTGTTATTAAAATATAATTATACTATAAAAGTAAAGAAGTGGGAGGCTATTACACCTCCCAAATCTGTTTCGTTAGTCTATTCCGTAGAATGCACCAACAAGAGCTTCATCTCTTAGTACTTTCGCACCAAAAACATGAAGACCTCTTACAATGTCACCAAACGATGTTGGGTCTCTCAACACTTCTGTTGAAAGAATTGTATTTGCAGTCGCAGTAGATGAGATGTGACCTGCCAAACATTTACCTGCAGCATTAGATGTTGCAGCTATGTTATTTGACTTGTACATGTCAAAACCACGAAGTTTTCCACTAGAAACTAAGCCGTTTCTAATCGAACCCTGTCCAGCGTTGTAGTCAACAGACAACAATTTAGAACTAGAACTTCCTAGAACTTCATAGAAGTCAGGACTAGCAACGAACCATCTACCTTCTTCAGGTACATTTTGGTCGTCTAGTAATCTTGACATTCTACCCATAAGGTCTAGAGGATCATGTTCATCAGTTCCAAAACCAATGTCTAGGTTACCTGTTCCATCAAAAGTTCCAGACGCTAAATCAGTAGCTGAGTCTGAACCTAATACGTGGTTAGGTGATGAAGCAGATAGACCAGCAAACATAGTTACTATTACAGCAGCATCATAAGCATCTTTCAATGCGTATGCAGCAGAACTGGAAGCAACTTCTTTAAAGTTAACATGTGACATATTTGTTTCAATATCATCTACGATGAATTTAAACGCATTAGCACTATCAACCACTAAAGATGTTTCTTGGTCTGTTAGTCTAGTTTCAGTTGTATCACTATTTCTAGTGTACGCTGATACAGAGATAACGGGTTCTTTGATAATCTTTACTGAGTCTCCGAAAGCAGATATTTCACCCGAATAATCGGTGTTTGTAATAGCTTCTACTACCGAAGATTTTCTAAAAAAGTTTAAAACCTTTTTAGAATAAACCGAAGGTAAAAAGAAACTATTAGTTTGTCCACTTACGGAGTTAGCAAAGTTAGCATTAGTATCCGTTGACGGTTCAAAATATTGAGCCATTTGGATATCTCCTTAGTTAGAATTTAGTTATTAAACTAAATAGTTTATTTAATGATTCTGCCTTCTTGCATTGCATCGCTGATTTCACTTTCGTATTTATCAAACTCTGCAACACTCATGGCAGCAATCTCTCTTTCAGACCACACTCTTTGTTGATTTGTATCTACACTAGTTGTTTTAGTGGAAATCATATCAGCAGCAGATTGTGCAGCCTGTTTAGAATTTGACGTAGGTTGTGTAACCTCTAATCCAATATCCTTTTTAAATAAATCTAAAGCTCTACTGGCTAAAGTTGCATCATTTGGGTTATTAAAAATCCAATCTTTAATAGCCTCTGGTTGCAAATTAGCCCAATCTTGAAATTCATCGCTGTTTCTAATTTCATCAAAATCAGGATGTTTTTCTCGAAGGTCCTTTTCAGCTTCTCGTTTTAGTGTTTCTGTTTCACGATTCTGCATTGCATCTAATCTTGTTTGCAATTCAGCAACTTGATTTTCACTTTGCATGTGAGCAACAGACTCTACTACTTCGTAAACATCAGGATACTCGTTTTTAAACTTTTCTAGTTCTTCTGGAGATTTTGGAGCTTTATACTCTGGTCTGTTTGCAACAGCTTCCTGTATTAAC